AGCCTTATCCCAATTATTTATAGCCCAATGCCCAATACCTGCTGCATCTGCTACATCATAATCATCTATCTTTTTATCATATGCTATTTCTAATAATTTAATTGTTCTTTTCTTTCTAAAATCACGCTCATATGATTTATACCAAGATAATGACTTGCCAGGATTGACATTTCTTATTTGTAACTGCTCTTCTTTAGACAGTTTCTTATTGCCTAGGTAGTTCTGCCATGTTATTGGAGATACCCTGCCAATTGTAGAGATGCCCGTTAGTCCAGCACCGCCAAGAATTGCTCCCTGCACTAGCGCAAGATCTGCTGCAGTTTTTGGGGAATTCATAAAAACGGTATGCTCAATAACAATAGCATTTACCATATTATAATGTTCAAACAATGCCTTTGTTTTAGCAGTAGCATCTATAACTTTTTGATATATATTGCTACCTTCAAATGATATTTTTCCATACCCCGTTAAATTTTTATAGGTATAAAATGCAAAAGCAAGACTATTAGTGCTTGCATCTATAGCACAAATATGGCTTGGCTGATCAATCTTGCTCATAATCAATTATTCCTTTAAGTTCTTTAATCATTTTTTCTACTGCTTTTTGGCTTACATTGCAGTTAGAGCAAAATCCAGAGTCGTTGTATATAGATAGTTGTACACCACAACCACCGAGGCATCTACGAACCTTGCCTATTCTTTTTTGTCTGCGAGAAACCTGGTATCTTTCAGCAATCTTATCTTTTGTTGCAAGATTTCTACATTCTTGGCTACAGTAGATTTGATAACTTACTTTCGGCTGAAAGCGCTTATCGCATCTTTCACATAGTTTCACGCAATCCCTCCAGAGATTGAATCTTTATTACCCCTGGCTCTGCAGTAGAGCAAACCGCTTTAACTGGACAGCCTTTGCAGATCTTAGAATTAGATCTATAATTTTTTTGCGGTAATGTTTTATCTTTCCATGCTTTGTAAACTGTACGCATCCATTCAAATGTATTGTCAATCCACTCTTTATAATAATCTGTTACCTCTATAGGAAATACCAATAGGTCATGATTATTTTTGTTTTCATAAATCAATACACCTTTAGCCTTTTTTAGAACCTTCATATAAATAAGTAACTGTATTACGTGACCTGACTTAGGCTCACCATTAATCTTACGATGCTCAAATGCTTCGTTATTCATTGTCTTGATTTCAGCAACTATCTCTTCGCCTTCCCAATCAAGCATTGCATCTCCCCAACCAAAAATAGGTGGGTCAGAGTGTGTTACCTTGAACTCTGTTGTTTCTTTTTCTTCTTTATATTTCTCAAAATGTTTTTCATCTAGAAACTTTTTTGCTACGCCAGAGTCAAGCATGGCTTGTTGTATTCTGTCGTGAGACATAGTTCCGCTAGTCATATTGGCTACACCATAAGGGGTATTGTTATCTTCAAAAATATTTCCTTCAAATGCAAAATACCAGTACCTTGGACATTCACCATGACTCCATGCTAGAGTAGATGGTGCAAATGTTTTCTTTACAGTGTGCTTTGATTCACGCTTTGCAATATATCCATAGTTAATCTTATCTATTAAGGCCTGGGTATTAATTATTTGTGGCTTATCTTCAGGCTTCAACATTATTTGTTTCAGCAAATTTTTAGTCATTATCATCCTTTTTATCTATTATATCAGTTAGCGCATTATGTACTTCAGTGCTGAAACCAGATCATTGATTGCCTCTGCTGCAGTGTAGTATATGTTTTTCTTACCTCTATCAGACTTATCCACATTAGTCATCCATGTAGCCCTAAAAGCCATCTTTGCTGCGATAGCCTGTAGCCTTACTATTTCAAGACTTGCCACCTGCGGTGGAATGTCTGGTTTTACAATAAGTTTGGCAATCATTGTCAAAGCAGTTGTTAGTTCTTCATCATTCATGAAGTCTGCTATTTCAGATAGGCCATTGACCATATCTAATGTTGTTTTTGCTGGCTCATTTTGTTCCGCCATTTTCTGCCTCCCATGTTAACTGATCTAAAAGATCAAACTCTATAATAGCAAGACGAGTCTTTTTATTTCCTTCGCCAAGAATTACAACAATTGCAGGTGATTTATCTTTACCTGCCTTTATTGAGTCCGTAACTGCTTTGGCCCAAACATCTTGACTTAATGTAAAAGATTTTGAAGACTCTTTAAAATCAATTACAAAATCTCTCCAAGTGGCATCGCCCTTCTGGTTATTACGACCAGAGTTTTTATGCTGCTTGGCACCTATTCTTTTACTCTCGTTCTTCTCGCTCATAATCTTTCTTTGTTTTAACTAGTGCTGCTTTGGACATATGTTTTTGACTACACATCCAAGTCAGATCAGATGTTTCCATCCATAATCTTAAAGAAGTTACTTCTTCTTTGCAGGTATGGCAAGGAAATTTTCCTTCAAAAACTTTAAATTTTGGTTCAGCCATTTGACAATTTAGCCCTTAATGATTCTTGTAAGTCTAAATCCTCTTTTACTCTATTGATTAATCCTTCACGGCCTTGTACTTTTGTTCCATCCTCTAGTTGGTACCACGCACCAGTTCTATTAACCAGACCAGCAAGTTCAGCGGTATCAACAAGGTCGCCAACAGTATCAATGCCAAGATTGTCACCTCTAAAATAGAAATCATACTCACCACTTTGGAAGGCAGGCGAAGTTTTAGAGAACTGTAATTCCCAACGAACTTTGCGACCAATCTTTTCTTCAATGAGTTTATCTCCGACATGTATTTTTCCTTTTATTGCCTGATTATCTGATTCAGATGAGAACAACTTAATTACAGTAGAAGAATAAAACTTTGTAGCCTGACCACCAGTTGGTTGTTGGCTAGTATACATAGCATTAATATTGTTACGAGACTGTGATATCAATACCAATAATGTTGGCTTTACCTTATTATTAGCATAGTTAAGCATTTTCCATGCATTACTGAAGTCACGAGACTCTGCACCAATTTGTTTTGTATTTTCTAGTTGTTTTAGTTCTGTTGAATCTTTTTCAAAATAAATAGCAGGAAGTAATGATGTAATAGAATCAATAACTATAATATCTACTCCAGCCTCTATAAGATTTACTCCAACATCTACCATCTCATTAATAGTTCTTGCTTGTGAAACTATTAACTTTGATGTATCTACCCCAAGTTTTTCTGCCCATGTTTTATCATAGGACATTTCTGCATCAATCCAAGCACAGATCTTGCCCTCTTTTTGTGCTATTCCTATCATCTGTAAACAAAGTGAAGACTTAGCACTAGACTTACTGCCCCACACAAGAACCTGTCTACCGTATGGCAGCCCACCATTGAGTGCACGGTTTAAACCAAAACTTGGTGTTGCAGCATATTCTGTTTTTGGAACTTCATCACCTACCAAAATACTTTTTCTTAGTTTAGGGTTTAATTGTGACAATACATCTTCAATAGTTACTGACATCAGAATCTTACCCCATGCTTCTTTGGTCTATGTGAGTTTCTTTCCATCTTTTCTTTAATAGCATAGTCAAGAGATTTCTTTACATACCCCGCCTCTACAATACCAGCATAAAGATCAAGGGTACGAATAATAATATCTGCAAACTCATCTGATATTTGATCTGGATCCATATCTTTACGAACTGCTTCCATAGCCTCCGATACCTCAGAGACAATCATCATCATTTGTTTTGCAATAAATATAGGATCTGCTGGTCTATCCCAGAATCCTTTTTCAACTGCATTCTTGTGTACTTTTTCTGCTAATTCATCAAACATTTACTACATCCTCCATTATCACTGTGCCATCTTTTGTTTTACCAAATGTAAATCTATAAACATTACCTTCTTCAACATTCTTATACGCTTTTGGAAATGCTGTTGGGAATACTGTTACTGCATGTAACTCTCTACCAGCATCTGCAAGAGTAAGCGATGCCATTTTCTTACCCGCCTTCGTCATTCTTGGCTTGAAAGATACTACAAACATTTCATCATCTTTATATGGAAGCATTTTATAATTTAAGAACTTTACCAAAGGATCTTTAGAGTCTTTTATTTCATCAGCAGGGACTGCAGATACAACCCTATTATCATTTGCAAGAATAATATAAGTACGACCAGCCTCAATAGTGGTATTTTCTTCATCGAATATCCCCACACTTCCAGTTTTGTCTAACAATTCTACCCTTGACCAACCTTTAGATCTCTTAATTGATTTTACCATACCCATTAATATAAATGCGCCCTTTTCTTCATACTCTTCAATATCATTTATATATGCATAATAATGCTGTGGCACTGGCATATTAAATTCAGGAAGGTTAAGATACTCATATAAGTTTTCCTTAACCTTCGCTGCATCGGCTGGGTTGTCTGGAAATGTAAGTGCACCAATAGCATTCATAGCCTGCAATGCACGACTATTTACTCCGTTACCTTTTGTAAATGTAAATTCTTCTACTTCTTTAAAAGACTTGAAGGGTCTAGCAGCAATATAACGATCAGCGATAGTATCAGATATATACTTAATCGCTGAAAGTCCAAACCTAATACCCTTACCTTCAATTTTAAAATCTTTATCTGAATCATTAATATGAGGCAACTTAATTGGAATGCCCATTCTTTTCGCTTCAATTAGATATTCCGTTCTTGTATCTTTATCCTTCTCATTCTTGAGAAGAGCAAACATAAATTCTATTGGGTAGTGGTATTTGAGCCACGCTGTCCAATACGAGAGAGTACTGTAAGCAACGGCATGTGATTTGTTAAACGAATATCCCGCATGTGCTTCAAAATCATGCCACAGGTCCAAAGCATCATTGGGAGCAATAAACTTAGAAGCACCCTTGATAAACCTATCTTTAAAAACATCGAACTCTCTTGCGTCCTTTTTCTTACCAATAATTTTACGAACCTTGTCAGCCTCAGCCATTGTCATACCACCGAGTTCAACGCAAGCCTGCATGACTTGTTCCTGATATAGGATACACCCATATGTTTCTTCAGTGAATGGCTTTAAGATCTGATGCAGATATGCAATATTTTGGCGACCATGCTTACGAGCAATATAATCTTTTCCAATAGTATTCATAGCACCTGGACGAACCAGAGCATTAGAAGCAGCAAGTTCTGCTAAATTTTTTACACCCATCTTAATAAGTAGGTTTGTATATGGTGTTGCTTCACACTGGAATATACCCTTTGTATATCCTTCAGAAAGCATCTGATAAACATTTTTATCATCCATATCAATCTTAAGAAGGTCAATCTTTTTACCGTGTCTATCTTCAATAATATCCAATGTATCTTTTAGTACACTGAGAGTTTTTAAACCAAGAGCATCAATCTTAATTAATCCTATACGTTCTGCTTCTTCCATATCTACCGCAACAACAGGCATACGATCATCAGAGCCAGTTACGCTTCGTGTTTCTAATGGAGCATATTTGAAGATAGGCTCTTTGCTAGTGACAACACCAGCAGCGTGGATTCCAGTACCACGAATACGGCCACGAAGTTGTTCTCCATAGATTACTACCTCTGGATACTTGTCACGAAACCATTCTGCATTCTTAGATGTACAGAAATCATCCCATGTATCTACAGTCTTAAGAACCTTATTAACATCTGGTAAAGGAATATTAAGTGCACGAGCAACATCTCGTACAACACCCTTATCTTTAAATTCTAAAAATGTTGCAATAGAAGCAACATGCCTATACTGCCTAACAAGATAATCTTTTACTTCATCACGACGAGAGTCTTGAATATCAGAGTCAATATCTGGAAAGTCATTACGCTCTGGATTAATAAAGCGGAAGAACAGTAGTCCGTGCTTTATTGGATCAATATCTGTAATACCAATTGCATAACAGAGTAAAGAACCAGCAGAAGATCCACGACCTGGACCAACCATAATACCTTCCTTCTTTGCCCAGTTAAGCATATTACGAACAACTAGGAAGTAAGGCTCAAAATTCTTTTCTCCAATAATTTGTAATTCTTCATCAAGTCGTTTTAGGTATTCTTCATTTGTATCTAAGCCACGATCTTTTAATCCTTCTAGAGCAAGTTTCTTTAACTCATCTCCTGGATTTCTATATTGAACTGGTAGAAGATTAAGTCCAGATTTAATATCATAGTCTTCAATCTTGTTATAGATATCCATAGTGCTGGTAAACATTTCTTCATTTTCTATACCCTGCTTTGCCATGCAGGCTTTCATTTCTTCATATGAAAGCAAATGAATGTCAAAAGAACGGAAAGACATTTGACGGTCTGCGCCATACAGATAGTCTAGGCGATCCATCATATCTTTGTGCTTCTTTGACTTATCGTATGTAACATCCTTCTGCAGTTTTGCATGGGTGTTTAAAATAAGCATTAATTCTTGAATCTCTTTTTGACTGGTATCAGAATGGTGGCAATCTGGAGTAACTACTATTTTTACTCCCATAGATTGAGCCAAATCAATTAAACCCTTGTTTACCTTTTCTGGATTATGTGGCATTACCTCAATATAATAATCATCTTTGAAGGTATCCTTAAACCACTTAATATGTTTCTTTGCAATAGCAAGTTCATCTAACTCTACCGCCTTGGCAATCCAGCCACTAAGACAAGCGGAAGTTACAATAATTCCTTCTTTATATTTTTCTAATGTTGCAAAATCAAATCTTGGCTTACTGAAAAATCCATCAGTCCAAGCAATTTCATTAATCTTATTTAGATTTTCTAAGCCTTGTTGGTTCTTGGCAAGAAGAACTATATGATGATAATTTTGATCAAGTGGGTCAGTACGATCTGCCTTTGCCCTCTTGTCAGCCATATCTGTTGTCATATAGCCTTCTATGCCAAGAATTGGTTTAATCCCCGCTTCCTTCGCAGCACGATACATCTCACGGTGTCCAGACAAAGTTCCGTGATCTGTAATAGCAATTGCTGGCATACCCAGTTCAACTGCTCTATTGACATATTCCTGCGGAGTAGCCACACCATCCATTAGAGAATAATGGGTGTGGACATGAAGCCCAACGTAATTCATCTATTACCAGTCGATGTTTGTTGCTGTAGTAGACGGAGTATCAAATCCAAAGTAAAATGCTTCTTGCTCTGGATATGGAACTTCACGAACGACTTTCTCTAGATTAAAGAACTCCTTACCTTCCCATTTGAATGGTTCAGTATCTGGAGTTGATGGAATCAATGTGTAGTTGGTTTCAGTTCCCTGTCCATTACGCTTTAACTTCCATGTAAGATTTGAGATGCTTCCTGTTTCAAGTGCATACTCACGAATTGTATTAAATGCTGATTGCTTACTAATACCTTGTGACCATACTGCAATGTATGGATCTTCAGTACCATCATCAACTAGAACGTTTGTATAGAAACGAAGACGTGCTCTCCAGCCACTCTTTGGTTCTTTACGTGCCATTTCGCAACCAAAGCAACGGCCCTCAGATTCCTGAGTACATGCTGCCTTGCGCTTATAGTCTTTTGGATTTGTGTGTTCTGAAACAACAACTGCAAGACCACGATCTTCATTATAGTTTGCTGAGTCAGAGTCAAGTTCGTTAACAAAACGAATCTTTGCTGCTTGTCCGTCCGCTAGTTTTACCCAACGAACCTTTGTTCCTGTGCTTTCATATTTTGGCTTCTCAACTAATGCGTTGATGTTCTTAAGCCCTTTTACTATAGTCATATTTCTCCTTATATAAGTTTTTCTATTTTAACATAGCAATGATAGAGTTGTCAAATTGGTATTCCAGTTTTTTAATAGCATCATCATTCATATCACCAATATCTTTATATTGTTTATCTAATTTAACTACTGTAACTAGTGACCCTAATTTCTCAACTAGGCGGTCAGCCATAATTGATCCTGCTTCATCATTGTCTGCTACAAGCACCACATTTGTAAAGTACTTTTCTAATAGTTTCATCTGGCTTGATGAGACGTTAGCCCCCAGTGTAGCAACTGCGGGTAAACCTACTTGATCTAATCTAATTGCATCAAAAGACGATTCAACTACATAAATAACTTTTGATGACTTTACTCTATGAAGATTAAATAATATTTTGCTCTTTGGTAATCCTGGGGTATTCTTAAATTCTTTACCTTCTACTGTTCTTGCAACAAATCCAATACACATGCCGTCTGGAGAATGCATAGGAACAACAACAGAGTCCTGCTTCTCAGAATATCCAAGATCAAATTTAACCATAGATTCTTTTGTTATTCTGCGACCTTCAAAATATGACACAGCCCTTGGGCTTTCTATTGCCTGTTTATTTAGCCTCTTGATTAATAGTTCATCATACTGCACAAAATCAGGAGCAGCATACAAGGCTTTATTAATAACATCTTCAATATTGGTTTCTACTTCTTTGCTTTTGATATATCTAGCAGATTCAAAATATGATCTACCAGTCATATGCATAATTAACTCAATAAGGTTTTTTGTTGTTTGACAACCAAAGCAAAAGAATAAACCAGACTCTTTTGAAACTTCTCCAGCAGGCGTTCTATTGTTATTGTGGTACGGACAGAATATAATATAGTCTGTTCCGTATTCTGCTTCTATATCTATTCCTGCGCCTGTTAGTACTCTGTGTATTTGTTGTGCTGTGTATATATCTCTACTTGTTGTCTTCATAGTCCTTGTATCTGTAATATCCCTTGTCAAAATCTACTTGTATTAAAAAGTCTCCCATAAATCCATTACGATTTTTTCTAAACGCACATTCAATTATATCACTGTTGGCTGCTCTACCAAGTGCTAAAACCCAGTCGGCATCGTATGCAATTTGTCTTGACCATGCAGTTTGCCCCAAAGTTGGAACGGTACTCATATTCGTAACATCATCTGGAGTTGCAGATGAGATAGCAATAATAGGAACTTCTTCGCTAATAGACATTAACTTTAATTCACGAGAAAGATTCTTCATACGAACAGTTTCATTGTCAGACTTTTGATTTGGAGCCATAAGTTGTAGGTAGTCTACAATTACAAAGTCTGGTTTATATTGATCAATCTTTCCACGAATAACAGATGGATTAATTTCTCCGCCAGTATCATTTGAAATAATGTGGAATGGTGGCTTACCTTCAATTTTATTTTCATGCCACTTCTTCAACATATCAATTTCAATATCTCCATTAGAAATCTTTCTATGTGACCAAAGACCTTCGCCCATAATCGCAAATACACGATTACGAACTTCTGTCTCTGACATTTCAAGACTTATAATCATTGGTGTCTTGCCCTGCTTCCATGCCTGTACGGCAAAGTAAAGAGCAAGCCAGGATTTGCCAATACCTGGATATGCTAGGAAAATCCCCAATTGACCTGGCATAATTCCTGAAGGCAGGTAGTTGTCAAACCCTGGCAAGCCTGTTTTAATTCCCATCTTACCAAGTTCTTGTTGTTTCTTTACATTTTCAAAATATGCAATTGCAGACTGAATATCTGTTGCATCAATATCACGAATAGCAGATGTATTCTTTTTTAATTCTGATGTTTTTGTAATTAATTGCTCAAGAGCCTTTACGCCTTGTCCGCCTTGTACATCTGTGGCAGCATTGCGGATAATATCTTTAAGGCTATCATTGAGATAATCTGCCTGTAATTCTTCAAGATGATGCTTTGTTGCCCCTACCCCAGCAACTGGAACAAAGTCCCTAAACTTCTCAACTACCAGAGCAGTTGGAGGAACGGTGCCATTTGTTTCTGCATAGCGTTTAATGAAGTTCCATACATCATTATGTGTTCGCAAAACAGAGTCTATGTTGGCCTGTAACAGTACATGAACCTGTTTATCTTCAAGTACTGCTGATATTAGTTTTGCTTCTGAATTACTCACTTAACCACTTCCTAGCCAATTTTCTACGCTCTGCTCTTTCTAATAAATCTTTTTCTGTTGCTTCTCTACCATTCATAATCTCTTGTGCATTATAGGCAAAAAAGTTCCAAGATGGAGTCTGAGATACCTCAAAATAATAATCTAATAAATCATAGCAAGATTTAATACCATAAGATTCTACTAGGGCATCTGCAGCCCACTGCTCAACATTAAGGTTGAGATTAGACTTTTGCTCGTATCTCTGCAAATGGAGTTTATTGTAGCGACTGAGCAAAGCCATACGGTCTTTGCGATCAGCCACAATTACTCCTCAGTTATTTCTTCTCTTGCTTCTTGTACTTTTTCAACAACCTTTGCTTCAACAAAATCATATACACGATTCATTGCATCATTAGTAGTTTCACCGTCACGAACGCTGTCAACTACGCCAAGATCAACTCGCAAGGATTGAAAGTTTCCTAGATTAAGAGTGTATCCAAGTGTTACAGATACCTTTGTTTCATTTCTTTCTTCCACCACTGCCTCCTTCAAAGGCTAATTAATGCTCTCTGTCCAAACAGGTATAAACCTGCCATCTTCAGTTTTTGTATAAACCAGTATACCATCACCAGTTCTACGTGTCAACTCCTGACTTGTAGGAGTCATATTATTTGTTATTAAATTATCTTTTCTTGGTCTACCCATATGTATACTTGCAAGTATATCACGTATCTCTTTTACTTGCGACTCAGAGTAGTATGCTCTTATTTGCCAACCACGCTCACCATTAACTTTTGATCCTGTTGGTGGTGGAATCACTCCTCGTCTAATTAATGATGGAAAATATTTACGATGCCTATTGACAAGTCGTGCAGTTTCTGCTACAGTATATGCCTTTTCTCTATTTTTTCTAAAATCAATACGAAAGCAAGTTTCTAATCTATCTTTTGTAATATTATAAACAGTAACCATTCCAGTAGATCTTGAACTATGATGAAGTCTAACAAGATCGCCATTAAGAAACCAAATATTTTGATTTCCTTTAATTACAGGCTGACTATTGTAGTTTTTGCTCTCAAGTTTTCTTGGGCCAAAAGCCATAAGCCCTCCCTGCTGTCAGAAGGTGGATGATAAAATTTTCTTGTTCCACAACGGATGCAGTATGTTTCTAGATGTATTGTGCTTGAGTACTGTCTGTCAACAAACATTCTACCCTTGCACTTGCTGCAATAAATCATTAAACCTATTCCCCTTAGTTAGGAATGCCAATAACAATTAGATGGATGGCTAGAGAAAGATCTCCAGATGCACCAAACCTAACAATTCCTTCTACTCGTGATGTTGTTACAGATTTTAAAATTACTGTAACGTTTTGACCTGCTGGAGTATTTCCAATATTTAAAGCAGTTGCTGTTGCAATTGGAGCATACTTAAAATCTGATGGAAAATCATATGAAAATGTTTTTTCGTTACCAGCACTTACTGTAGAGTTGTTTGCTACTTCTATATAGCCACCAACAATTCTGGCCTCTGAAGTTTTAATACTTTGCCTGCCTGCACTGATAGTATCAACAGTAGTATAGTTATATGTTGCTGATGAAACCTGTGTTGAAAGATCATTTAGGGTATCAGCCAACTGATAGATGTACGTAACATCTAAAGGTTGTCCTCGTTCTGGTAGCGGTACTTTAGCCATATCTCTCCATTATATCATTAGATCGTTTGATTAAGCATTCTATATACTTTTAAAAATGGTGTTCCTGCAGCGCCATCTGCTCTAGCAATTGGCTGTCCTGTCAAATATACTTCAACACTAAGCCTATTTGGTGCTGATGGTTGAACAACCCCATTTATTGTATAAAACGAAGGATGTGGATAAGATATAGAAGTTGTTTGTATTCTTTCTTTATATACCCAATCTCCGCCGTCATTTCTATCCCATCTTAGCCAAATATCATATCCTGTTGCATTCCTGATTAATGAATTAGTTTTATATGTACCTGCAGGACTTACTGGGGTAGATGGAATATTTCCATTATCTTTATAATAAGTAAATGTGTTAGTAGTCACAGCATTAATTTTATATGTTCCATTAAATGTAGAGTCTACTCCTTCTACTGTTACCCAATCATCAACTGCCATATAATGTGCGCCAGTTGTTGTTATTGTAGCCAAATCATTGTTTAATTCTTTATTATTAATATCAGAAACTGTAGATGTATCTTTTAATACAATTACTGGATCCCATGTAAAATTTGCTACCTGCCCACTACTACTAAAATTTATAGTGCCAGGGACATATGTGTAATCTGGAATAATAAGATATACGGGAGACCAGTGAGAAACTCTGTTACGGTCTTCAGAAATAATTCTATATCTTATCGAATACCCTTCAGTTTCACTACTGATAGGTGGAAGATCCGCATATTCTTGGCGGTACTTTTTAATACCAGAATCTGCCATTATGAAACTCCGACAGTAAATCTAAACTCAATATAGTTACTTGTATTAGGATTTTTAATAATTGTTACAGCGTCTGTATTTTTTACTACAGAATATCCAGTTAGTCCATAAAGAGGGTTAATAGTAGAAACATTCTCTAGGCGTAATGCATCATATGCAATATAATAATCTCCAGTTGGAACATCTGCATTTTGGATAGAGGTATAAATTTTAACCACAGTTACAGCATCCCAAGTAAATCCAGTTGTCATATAAAGGTTTTGAAGTTGTTCTGTAATGACATAATATCTATTTTCTGCAAAATCATATGTTCCGCCTGTGCCAGATCCATTATCTAGTTCGATCTCAAGACGAGCAAACTCTCCAGCATTTTCAGCATCTGTAGAAGCAAATTCAACTAAAATACGAACAGTATCTGGAACGCTGGCTGAATCTCCATCTTTACTAATAAGTGAAAATGCTAATCTTAACTCATCGGTAGGTGCGTTCTTTGAAAAATCTACATCGGCACCAGTTAGATGAATATGATTAGATCCAGGCTCAATAACAAAATGTCCTCCAGAACTTCCTGTTGATGGATCAATGGTTAGGTCTGCATCATCACCCACCATTAAAATCATATTATTTAAAAATCTGCAACGCTCATATCTATCTGCTCTTGATGGTTTAAAAAATATTGAGTTATCTGCATTTGTTTGAAATACTGGATCAGATGTTGCAATAACATTGTCATCATTTGGATCATCTAAAGGTTCTGTAATTGTTGGAATAGCAGATGCAGATGTTTGATCATGATATTGCCAATTTTCACCCTGTGTAAAAGCAAAGACCGTTTTACTGTCATAGGCTCCCGCAGATGGATTCGATCCTGCTGAGTATATACCTATTTCTGTTATTTCATATCTTTCTTCTGTTGGTAATTCTGCTGTTAGGACTAGTTTTTCTGTACCGCCATCATTTACAAAACCTCTTGAAGAAATAGGCACTCTAAACATTTCAAAATCAAGGTTTTCCTTTGCTGAGTAGTTTCCATATGGGTCAGCAGTTGCTAAAGGCTGTGCGCCGCATCCTACAGCAATATAGGACGCATAGGCAGGAGCCTGCCCAAGAAGGTACTTACCAATAATAGATTTGCCTGTGTCTGTAATCATAATTCCGCCTCATATATTGTACCACTGGTGGTAATTTCTACCTGAATTTGCTCTCCATCTTCAATATTAACTGCATCTATGATTAAGTCTCCAGTTTCTGGATCAATATATATGTGTTCTCTATTTGGACCACTACCCACATTTGGAACCTTTGACTCAAACTTAATAGAAAAGTTTTGAAAATATTTATCTGATGTTGCTTGAAGACTGACAATATTATTAGAGTTATATTGTTGTTGAATTGCACTTAAATTTTTTATTGGTTGATAAATAACCTGTTGACCATTTACTGTGTCATTTCTAGCAATATTTATTAATTCTTGTCCACCAATATTTTCAAAAATAATATCCGCCATTATTTCAATAGGAGTTGTTTCTTCATTAAATAATATTGTGTCAATAGGCGCTGTTAAAACTGGATTAACAGAAAAAGCACTTATATTAAGACCAGCATTAGACGGTGTTGGTGGGGTTGCAGATACTGTCATTTTATACCTCGCTCAAATATACTGTCATAGTTGGACCATCTGGATTTCTACCATACTCAATATTATATATTACAAAACGGTCTGTTGTTGGAGCAACAAGATCAAGGCCAGTTGAGTCTTTATAATTGATAGTTACTATATCTCCTAGTTGTAGAGTAGGTATCGCAAACATGCTTACTCCAATAGCCTTTTTAGGCTTCATAACTTTATTAATAATCCATCCCATTAATTCTTCTGCATCATCATCGCTTTGAATATACGGGGTATCAATAGAAAATTCATTCTTTCCATATATGATTCTGCTTTGTCTTATTTCATCATACTTTGCCTTTTCTACTAAAGATGATGTTACTATTGGACTACCTTGCAATTGCTGATTAGCAAAATTACTTTTCTTTTTAAAATATTCATCAACAGTTAACTCATATGTTGTATCTTGAGTAAATGTTATACCCTGGATTCTTAAATAGTTTCCTGTTGTTTCATCTAGATTTAATGCTGTATCTGTTGCATTAAATATTAAAAATTCTGCACCATAGGAGTCTGCCTGGAATCCAGAAGTTGTATATCCTTTAATTCTATTAAGAGTTGGAGACAACTGTGCATAAAGTGCTGGATAGGAACGATCATATTTAATATCAAAGTATGCACACTCACGCATAATAGTTCCAAACTCATCAAAATACATATTATATTTTGGTGGTTGTTGAGAACTAATGCCAGTGAGGTAGGTTGCCTGAATAATTCCACTCATTGCATATTTACGGAAAGACTCATTTGCATCAATGCCCTTATCTCCAAATGCACTTGACAATGTTTCGCCAACTGTGAATACAGTATTCTGAGAATAGTTTTCTGCTAAAGCATATACATTTTCAAACATTACTCGTGATGAGCCACGAATGAATGGTGCCATATTATTGTAAATAGGTAGTGGATCTGTATCGTCAACAATCTTAATTAGTTTATTATTAATATACAGATAGAATCTACGAACAGTTCCAATGTCTTCATACTCTACAGATAAATCATATACTGTTGTATTTTCTTCGCCAGCCATTCTATATTGACCAGTGAATCTTCCATCGTCAACAATAATGCTTGTTAAGCCACCCCAAAGTTTTACAGGAATTGCCTCATCGCTCACAGAGTCTTTTTTAACCTTATAAAATACAACATTGTTAATAGATATATTTGGATTGCCAGCATTATCTATTGTAATATAAGATTCAATATTGTCTTCTGTCATTGCCACTATCTCAAAGTAGTATCCATTGTTTGTTTCTGGATTAAGCAATACTGCTATACCGCCAGATCCTCCACCAATGCTAATATTTTGATTTGGAAGCGCTCCTGTAACCTGATAATATGATGTGCTACCTATTGGTGTTTGTGCACGATTTTCGTTATTTTCAATTTTTCCAATAATTCTCATTCTAGTTCCAAAAAGTTTATAGGCATCATTTAAATTTTTATAAACATATGAAACAAAGTTAAGTGGGTTTTCTGTTGTTTTAAACGATGGGCCATTCATAACAAGAGCAGAAGATTGCATAGTTCCTGCTTGAGTAGATTTAAGGTTATTAACTTCTGTTTCAGTCAGATAGTTTGTAGCCATAAAATTTTTAATAACACCATTTCTAGTTGTTTGTTTTGCTAAATCATTATTTACTCCAGCAGCGCCAGTTGCTGTAGATGGAATAGTTGGATCTATTTCTGTTGTAAACAAATACTGTGTTTGCATAGTGCATCCACGAACATAAGAATTGTTGCTCCAATAGTCGCTAATTCCAGCATTGTGCTCAACTATAGGTGTTCCAAATTGTCCACGACCATGCTCATAAACAGCACCTGGCTGTAAACGCTCTATGCCATCAATTGTTTCATAATAAGGAACAGAATAAATACGAATTAAGCCAGTTGGATAAATTTTCCCATTAAATGGAAGGGTAGAAAAATATCTTTGATATTCTTGATTACTTGTAATCCAAACATTGCCAGTTCCTGTAATATTAAATTGAGCAGCATCATATCTTATTATTTCTCCATTAGCATAAAAATACCCTTGATATCTTGTTAGCCAATATACACTTTCTCCTAAGTCAAGGGTATTATTTATAACTACCCCGCCAGATACTGTTGGTGGAACTGCTGGAAGCGTAGAATTAATTGGCATAGCGCCAAGGACATAGTTACCCTGTTGCGATGCAACCTCGTTAACAGTTTTTGTTGATTGCGTTCCAGATACTTCCCATAAAAGGGCAGGCTTATAAATCCAAGTTTTTTCTTTATCAACCATGCTTGACTGTCTAATAGATCCGTATGATCTTTGCAAATATCTAGTAGTATAAGATATCTTGCCATCATTGTAAACCTTTTTATCTTGAGATGTAATTGATAAAATATTTGGTAAATTTCCAGATGATTGATTTTCAATTACACCTGTATCTGTTTGATTATTATTGCCCAATAAAATAAAGTCTGTTGCTCTTTCAGTAGTAGAGGGCATTAAATAATTTTTACTCATAACAACAAAATTATTATATTCATCAAAGAACATGGCGGTCTGCGTAGCCAGTGCTAATTGATTTAAAACTTCTGCTACGTTTTGATCTGGAGCAACAAAAAAATATGGTATAACAGGATCTGATTCTCCAGTTAATCTTTTAAAAGTATAATTTGTAAAACCAATATAATCTAGCAATGTGGTAATTGCAAAACTAAGAGATGATTCTGTCAATAAGAGTCTTGGCGCTGGCATTGACTCAAGAAAGAAATAAAAGTCTCTTAATTCAATTTCAATAGATGCGCCAGTAACGTCTGCTTGCGGGAAGCCTTCGGAATACATAGTTTTGATTGGAACATAATAATCATATAGGGTGCCGCTGGAATCCTCAACTTCTGAAACTATTTCGTGAAAAACAAATTTTATATTTTTTCTAATATAGTCTGAAATAATACTGGATGTATTGTTTTCATTAAATGCTTGGTCATCATCAAATATTGAAAGAGATCCTGTAGATGCTAGTAACTGCCCTACTGGTAAAGAAGTAACTCCAATATCTGAAAGGATTTTAGTTAGTTTATAGTCTATAATTTTATCTGATAAATCTACAACTAATCTTGGAGAAAACTCAATAAGATCAAATGTTGTATCAAATTTATTCATAGTATCTACTACAATTCTAATACCACGAATGTATTGAAATTCTCTATAGGTTGTCCCGCCAGAAACATTGTTGGAAAAAGATGCTGGTGATGTTAGGTCGGTTACAAAACTTGTTTGACTGTTTATAGTTTCTGAGCCAAGACTCCACCCATAGGTAGGAGAAAAAGTTTCATAACTACTTCCAGTCCAAATATAAAAAGTTCCTACCTCATTATCATTTGCAATAACTAGGTATGCGTATCCATTGAGTGCTTGGTCTGGCAACATAGTACTTGAAGATAGTGATCCTTTATATTTATAAATGTCTTTATATTTATCTGGAATAATTAATCCATATTGCAATTCAACGTATCCATCTGGCGCAATGATAGGAGAACCATTTGCTCTTGTATCATTTTCTGTAAATGTATATGCATCTACCCAGTTATTTCCATTAAGATATTGAACTCTCCATCTTGCTGGAGTTCGTTTATTTGATTCCCCATACAATGGATCTGATATTGATCCTGTTGGCGTAGTAAAAGGACCTAGATTTACAGTGCCAACACCAGTTTGCATTTTTACTACAATCCTATTTGCTGGAACCTGATTTTTATAAACAACAAAAGGTACTGCATCATCAATATAATATAATGAGTTAGAGATATTTTTTGCAATACCATACTCAACATTGTTTTCTGTTCTATAAGAAGTCCAATACCTAAATTGATCATACCTAGATGGCATATACCAACGTGGGCGTTGTGCTATTGCTGATCCAGAGTTTGGCATATATGATCCAGAAAAATATAAAGGTTTATTTACACCTGAGCGTGGTCTAAATGGTTTTATGCAGTCTTCTAAAGAATAAAGCATTTTCATTTTTTGTTTTTGTAATATAAATTGTTGTGGGGTTCCAGAGTTATCAAAACCTCCATCTACTACAACATCTGCATCAGTTGCTCCTTTGTAATAGTTTCCAGAATCTAGTTGGTCAAATATTACAGGCAATGTATAAAATTGTGAACCTGGAGTTGTTGGACGGTATCTATAATTGCCAAGATAAAAAATATTATCTGGCATATTCATATTCCATTCACCAATTACTAATGATTTTAGTTGAATTGTTGCTGATGTTTCTAAATGAGTCTTTAATGCTGTATTAACAAACATACTAGACCTCTTCTAAAGTTACATTAATATTCCAGAAATCGTATGTGCTACCACCACGTTTTACAACTGTATAACTAAAGTCTGCAAAATATACCTGAATAATTTCATTATATTGTCCTAAATGACCAAATGAAGCATCTGTAATTTCTCCATTTGTTTTAAAATTACTATATTTATCATATGCTAGATACATCCAAAATGGTCCAGGATGACTGTTATACCAGTCTAAAATTGCTACACCGCCAGCACCACCGTCTGAGGTAAATTCTCCGCTAGTGTTTTTGTATGGTGAAATACCACTTGAATTAAAGTCTGCAACTTCAAAATATGCACGGGATGGAAGCATATTCCAAGACCAACTAATGCTAAGTTTATCTGCAATATGATAGGATCTCATCCTACCATTTATTGTTCTTTCTCGTTTTTCTATTCTTTCTTTGCTGAAATTAATTTCACTACGATTATTGTCAGATAGTATTAAAAATTGATCAATTAAATCTTCATCAGTACCGCCAGGAACTACAGCACCAACCTCATAGCCATTTGGAAGATATAGACCATTAGTTAAAGTTCCAGAGTTATTAGACCAAAGGACAGCCTCTGGGCGCTGATATCTTTTACGACCTGCCATATATGCTGCTGTAGCCATTATTAAACTCTCTGTGTCCTAATTCTCTGTGAATCAACCTGTTTAATCTGTGTCATAACTGCCCTTGCAATTTCATCAGGGTTTGCTCCAGATTTAACATTTACATTGACACTATAATTATACACTGCGTCGCCTGCATATGTGCCATCATTTATGGCCTTCATACGGTCAACCCCATAATTTTGTACAGCATATCTACTCATAACAAATTCGCCTGGCGTTAACATTGCTGGTACAGTATCAGTACCCAAAACCTTACCACCAAAGGCATATCTTTGTGTAATAATTCCACCACTAGCCTTGCGCTCTGCTAAAAAGTTAGCAACTACGCTACTGGTAACTCCACCTATAGTTGACGGCGCTGGCTTTTTTGTTGAACTTGTTGTTCCAGTTACTTTCTTTGCTGCATCAACTACCTTTTTATCTTGTGCTGCTAAAGATGCTGCAAAATCACTAGGCGTTGCTCCTGGTTTTAATGAAGATGCAACAATATTATTATATTTATTTCTTTCATCAACTAAATTAATAGCATCTATTACTTTTTTATCTGCTGCTGCTAAAGCATGTCCAAAATCACTTGGCGTTGCACCAGGTTTTAATGAAGAAGCAACGATCTTATCATAATCATTTTTTGCTGCTTCAACAAATGGAGTAAATATATTTTCTGGTCTTGGTGTTACTGTAGAAACTTCTGGTGTTGGAGTTGGTATTGGAGTAGGCTTTGGAGTAGGAGTTGGAGTAGGAACTGTAGTAACTCTTGGCTTAATTTCTTCTGGAGTTGCTACACACTCCCCTGTGTAGTAATTGTAATAAGGTTTTGCAGGACCACATGGCCCCGCTGGTATTGGCTGTGGTTGTGGCTGTGGTTGTGGCTGTGGTTGTGGCTGTGGTTGTGGCTGTGGTTGTGGCTGTGGTTGTGGAGTTACAGCACTTGGTGCACCTGCAGCACATCCAACAAAGATGCTACTAAATAGTGTTGCTGGTTGTCCTTGCCCCTCATCTACATATGTTTCAATATAATATGCCCAAC